GCTGTGACACGTTCTTGACGTGGTTTGTCTGCGGTATATTTCTTAGGACGTCCACGGCCACGCTTGTCGCCTGCGGCTGGCTGTGATTTCTTTTTCTTTTCATTGCCAAATTCATCATAATCGTCGTCATTGCCAGTGTCATCACGATCGCTGCGATGTCCATACTTTTTGTGTATGTTACGATCGCTTTCTGGATCACTGTGTTTTACAGTTTTAGCAGCGTCTTTTTGAGCTGCTTTGATCAAGTTAATGTCAAGTTCGTTGACTTTTTCCATGTCGCCGTCGCCGTCAAGGTCAGCTTTCTTTACACCAGCTGCACGAGCTTTGGCAAGATTGCCTGTGAACAGATTACCTTCGTCAACACCTAGTTCACTTTCTAGCTTGTTCATGATCCACTCATAGGGATCGCCTGTGCGAGCCTTGGCCACACCATAGGGCATTTCGTTTATGTAATGATCATACAATGCAGAATAAAGTTCATCTGTGAGTTCACCGCTGCGTTTAAATTGTTCTATGTCACGGCCCATGGTGCGCATGATTTGATCAAGCCCTTCGCTGACTTGTCCAAGGCGACGTTTGGCTTTTTCAAGTCCTGCTCTTCCAGTAGGACTTTGACTGCGTTCATGTTCAAGATCCTGCATGCTGGTTTTCCAGTTGCCACCTTTGGCCTTGCGTTGAAACGCAGGCACCTTGCTCTTGGCTGGAGCATCTTTAAACATGCCTTCTTCAACGTCTTTTTTGTGTTTCTTGGCATCCTTGGCTGCTGACTTCATAGGCTCTTTTTTATTGCCGTCTTTGTCAAGGTCAAGAAAGTCAGGTTTTGATTCTTCCATTGGTCTATTCAATGCTGCCGGCGTTCCTTGATCATAATTCCACGACGAACGTGCACCAGACTTGTCAAGATCTCTAGCACCTTTGGCCACTGCCTTGTTATATCCTGCGGCTCTCTTATCCGCGAGTTTATCAAACTTACCTGCTGGATCAGCTGCTTGATTACCTTGCTGTGCTGCCATTGCTCTGCCATGTGCCCAGTTGCGCTGACCTTTTGCCTTGTCTGCATAACTGGTCAGGGTATCTGGACTTAGCTCATTAACTTGAGCTTCGTCATACTTGTCGTACTTGTTGCGAATGTTCTTCATGGTTTTGTCGCTGGCATGATCACGGCCAGCTTTTTGCAAGGCTTTCATGCCTTCATCGCCATATTTCTTTTTACCAATGGCTGCTTGAAATGCACTTTCATCAAGGCGAGCTTTTGTTGCAGCAGCTTCATCAATGTTTGAAGGCTGTGATTGAACGCGATTCAGTCGTTCAAAAATTTCATACATGTTGGCGTTGTCGTTATCGTTCATAGTGTTATCTCGCATTGGATTTGACAGAGGGTAGCCTGTTGGTGCCAGTAATTGCACTTTTGTTGCCCATGGGCAAATCATTGGTTGTTTCAGCTGGAGGTGTTTTACCACCTGCCACTGCAAACTTGCTCCGGTAAGAGTTTTTCAGCACCTCATGATCGTGTGGGTCAGCGGCATAATCTTTGCTGAGAGCCTTTTGTTCACGACTGGGTGCTGGGTAATCAGTTTTGGTTAATAGATCTTCGTTGTTTTCAATCTCTTCGTACTCTTGGCCCATACTTTCAGTGTAATCCTCAGTATGCATCACAATCCGATTTGGATCAAGTCCTGTTAATTGTGCCAGCTGTTTAATCTGCGGCTCAACAGCAGGATAACGAAACTCCACATCTACAAAACTCACTCTCTCGTTTTTGAAGTTGGGAAAGTCTGTGGGCAATGGCAACACAGGTGTGTTTTTTGCATCGCTCATCTTTACAACTTCAAACTGTGAAAGTTTTTGTTTGAGATCTTGAAAAAAGCCCGGGGGAGTTTCACCGCATACTTTGATGCGATAATTGTAGGTTTTTTCGCTTTCAATCAAATATTCTTTAAAATGTCTCATGTCATGATCCTATACAGTATTTATTCATTTTGCTGGTTTTGGTTATTGGCCAACACTTGCCTTAAAAGTTCATTGCGATCAATTAACTGGCCTTGTGCTGTGGGCACTTCAGCAGATCCATTGTCTCGATCCATTTTTAACTTTTTCATTTGCAAATCTATCATCTTGAGCTTTTTGTTCATTTTGGCAGTTTTTGCTGTGATAGCATGCCCTAACATGTTGCTGGCCACCCCGAATATCTCGCTGGCAAATCTAGCCTCCACACTCATGCCTAGATCCATCAAATTGTTGTAACTGTCCATAGCTGATTGAGCTAAATCATCCATTTCATTGTCGCTGGCTTCAAGCCCACGCACTGCTGGCAGTGCGGCTTCAATTTTGTCAATTGCGGATAGAGTTTCAGTGGTCACTGGTAAAGCTTCAGTGACATTGTCATTGATCGCTGGCTCGCTATCAGTGGAAGGTAAATCAAATAGAGATTCAAGTTTGCGTGTCATGCCATATTTACCGGCATTGATCTGGTGCCGGACCTATTTAGATCCGTTGTGAAACATGTCGTCTTCTGTGATCACTCTAAAAGTCAACCCTTGTCTACGACACCACTTAGTGGCAGCATCCCACTTAGCGTAGTTGACTGCTACAGCAGCTCGATCTCGTGCAGATTGCTTACTTTCTATCACACTTTGTTTTTTGGGTTTGATTTCAATCACTTCTGCTTTGACCTGGTTGTCTCGCGTTCTATAAGTAATAAAAAAATCCGGCACGTAAATTGTTTGCCTGCCACTGAGAGGGTTTAGATAAGGAATAGTGATACTTTCACTAGCCCATTGTAGTATACTGTCGTTGTTATCACAAAAAGACATAAAAGCAAATTCCCAACCTGAGCGGTATCTTGGTTTGCTTTTGCCCACATACTTGGTGGAATTTTTTACTTCGTAAACACCCTGTGCCCAACGTCTCATGGTATTACGTTTCTGGCTACGTACTTGTTAGGCAATACTCTTGATTGCACGCCCAACAGTGTGGCTGAACTTTGTAGACCGTTTAGATAATATGCCAATACCGAATTCAATTCAGGTTGTCCATATTTCTGTATCTCTTGCAACAGATCCATTACGTTGATACCTGATTCACTGCTGACTCGAAACAAAGTGGTTGTAAAATTTGCTGCGGCTTGGTTGGTGTTGAACACTGATCGCATATAAGAGAACACAGCATCATATTGAGCCACTGGTATACTCACACTGAATCCATAGAACTCATCAAACACTCTAACTGTTTGATCAATTTTTAGATTGGGTTCATTAACCGAGGCCATGTTTCTAAAACTTTATTTTTTTGGTGGGGTTGGGAAAAACACGCTGTCACTCTTGTTGATAATGGCTCGTGTTGCTCCAGGTGCGCCGGCGCGAATCACATCTTTGGCAGAGCTGGTAGCTTCTTCTCGAATTATACCACTGATGTCGGCATTCTTAAAGGTACCATAGGCAGTGCCTCCTTTTTGTATTGCACCAAGGATGCCTGCTGTATCGCCCCTCTGTAGATCACTGATGATACCTAAACCTGTGTCTAATAAACCGCCTTGTCCAAGTACTGATGCAGTACTACCAGGACGAGAAAGTGGACTACGCTGTGTGTCATAACGTGAAGGATCAGCAAATCCTTTGACATTGACATCGCTGTCAGTAGGCACATCTGATCCGGCTGGAGCACGTGATCCTACTGCACCACTGTAGTATTTCACAGTTTCATACTCAATGGTCATTTCGTGTTGCATTGGACCTGAATCACTGTAATCAAAAGTATCATGACTCCAACCTGTGATCACAGGATTGATCAAAACGTAACTGACAAATTTGTGTTGGTTTAATCCAAATATTCTTATGTCACGAAAGAATGCAGGTTTGCCGCCTGTGTCAGTGCCATTGCTAAAAGCCGCAGGGTTTTGATAACTTTCGCCAATAAAGCCCCAGTCATTGCCATTGCGAGTGTTTTGATATATGTCTCTACCGTTGTAGTCAAATCCTGATGACACATTTTCTGCAGGGCCATTGGTACCTGATGTGCCGGCACCGCCGTTGTAGGCTTGACTTGGATCTTTGTAATAGTAACTAAAATAATTGTACCATAGATTTCTTACCAAGTCACCACCATCATCATGAAACACCATTTTCACTGGCTGATAGTTAATCTTGGTTTGAACCAATCGTTTACGGTTGTATTGATTGAGTGTGTTTACAGCTAGTTCGTACTGAGGTAGCTGAACATTCTTAACCACAAGACTAAGATTGGAAACATCAGTAGGGCTGAAGGCTCCAGTGGGACCAAACATCTGTGGAATATTGGTAGCATTGATAGTGAAACTAACATGATAGAGAAACTTAAAACGAGGAGCCAGCTCGTATCCGTTTGTACGGAATACTTTGCTGGCGTGTTTGTAATCTCTAAAGGAATCAACACCAATGAAGCCTTTAAGGAAGTCTTGTCCCCAAGAAGCTGCCATTTATGGTTTACGCTGCCGGAGCGCCAGTTAATGAACCTGTAATAACATCACCAACTGTTCGTCCAATACTTGCACCAATACCAGAACCAATAGGCGTTTGCAGAGCGTTGTCAAATGCCATTGTCATACTGATGGTAACAGCTTCACTGGATCCATAGTTCAGATCGTTGTAGTTGACACCTTTTAGATAGCAACCATAAATTTCCCAAGTTTCTAGTACAACTGGCGTTGATGTTCCATTGCCACCATCTAGTACTTCACAACGTGTGGTAAACTTATAGTCAATACCAGATGCTGCTGATGCTTGTTCCATGAAATCTAGTTGCTTCTGTAACTGCTCACC